TATGGTAGAAAGGGTGGTATGCATAAGGGATTTGATCATGATATGTTTGCAACAGAGTGTGACAAATATACTTCTCCAATGCTAATATCTTACAACTCTGACCAGATTGTAAAGGATCGCTTCAAGGAGTGGACAGTTGGGGAATTTGCACATACATACACCATGAGGAGCGTGGGGTGCTATAATAAAGATCAAGCAAAGAGGAAGGAATTAGTCCTTACAAACTATGAAATGTGATGTAAAACTTTACGTAGCAGGAACAGTCTTTACTGAGACTGTACAGGCACGTAACTACGAAGAAGCAAGACAAGTCGCTCTTGCACGTAATCCCAATGCTAAGGTTATGGGAGTTAATGCTAATCTAAAAGGATGAGTAAAATTGATACTCAGGGCATGAGTGGACCTACTGATCCAAATTACAAAGGATCTAGTAAGCCGCAGGAACATAAACCTATGATGATATATCCTCGTAGGTTACATACTCATGAGATGGTTAGAGAGTTGAAGATACTTATTAATGAAGTATTGGATGAAAGAGAAGGGAAGAAAGGTAGATCATATTTTGATAGTGATGCTTATAAGCATCGTATTAATGAACCTGAACCACCGTATGAGGAATGGTCATGAACTACAAAGATTCGGGTGTTGACATAGAAGCAGGTAATGCTTTTGTGGAGAGACTAAAAAAGCAAGCACCTACCATTGGTGGATTCAATGGTATGTTTAAGGTTCCTTCTGGATATGAGGAACCTGTTTTAGTATCTGGTACTGATGGTGTTGGTACTAAAATTAATATAGCAAAGGTTAGTAGAGACTTTACCACTATAGGTATTGATCTTGTTGCTATGTGTGTCAATGATGTGATTACATGTGGTGCTAAACCTTTATACTTCTTAGATTATATTTCTACTGGTAAGATATCTCCTATCATAGATCAGATTATGGAAGGTGTGCTCAAAGGATGTGAGATATCAGGGATGGATCTATTGGGTGGAGAAACTGCCGAACATCCTAAACCTGCACCTCCACCAGCACACGATGATGATATTGATCTTGCAGGATTTTGTACAGGTATTGTAGAGAAGAATGAAATAATAGATGGCAGTCTTATTAAAGCAGGTGATAAGATAATTGGTCTACCTAGTAGTGGATTGCATAGTAATGGATATAGTTTGATCAATGATATGTTATGGAGACATAAGATAGCATGGGCAGATACTCCTGAGTTACTTACTCCTACAACGATATATGCAAAGCAAATATATACGTTGATGAATGAGATACCTATTGTTGGTATGGCACACATTACAGGTGGTGGACTTGTTGAGAATGTACCACGTTGTTTACCTGAAGGATTGAAAGTAAATATAGATTATACTTCATGGAAGAGACCTGAGATCTTTAATAAGATTCAACAGGCAGGTGAGATAGAAGAAGATGAAATGAGGAGAGTATTTAACTGCGGTATTGGTTTTGTTTTAATAGTTCCACCAGAAGTGGATGATTTAGATAACAATCTTATTGGAGAAGTAATATGAGATTAGGAGTAATGTGCTCTGGAGAGGGTACGAACTTTGAAAACATTTTAAGATATCCTCAGATGAAACATGAGGTTGTGTTAATGATACATAACACAAAGAAATGTGGTGCTATTAAGAGAGCAGCAAAGTTTGGTGTCCCTCATGTAAGGGTCGCACATAAAGATGAAGATCAGATGATTCAACTCTTTGAAGCATGGAGGGTTGATCTTATTATATTAGCAGGTTACATGAGGGTGCTTAGGAAACCATCAGAGTTTCATTGTCCTATCATAAATGTACATCCATCATTATTACCTAAGTACAAGGGTTTACATGCAGTAGAACAAGCACTAGAATCAGGTGATAAAGAGAGTGGATGTACTGTCCACTATGTTAATGAAGAGCTTGACGGCGGTGCTATAATAGAACAATCAAGAGTTCCCATCTGTGTTGATGATACAGTGGAGACATTACAGCATCGTATCCAACGAGCAGAATATAGACTTTTACCAATGGTTATAAACAATTATGAAAGCAAAGAAAGCACTACGAAAAGCACTAGAGCAGCCATGGCTGTATAATGAAGAGGAACTAAAGAGTTTACAGGATGCATTGAAAAAATCAGAAGATATGGGTGTTCAAGAACTTTGGCATCGCCGTACTACTCTTGGATTTTCTAATGAACCTGAACAATTGAATGGATAAATTATGGAGGACATGGAAGTATGCGTTGGGTAGTTTTTCTGACGAAAAGACTAGACCCTATGACAACTACGTTGTTCTGGTACGTTCTATTATTTTCGTTTCTTATCTCGTCACTAACTGTTTTATTATTAGCGGAGTAATCCGTCACTGGAATAATGTACCAACTCAAAGATTATCTTTACAGTATCAACCAATCCAAGAAGAACATATTGGATGAAGATCCTGATGCTTCTAAGAAGTATCCAGCATATGTTGTGAATAGATGCTTGTCATCCTTTACTGACACTGTATTGTATTCCAATGAGATGAATAAGAATTCTCATCTCCCACCTAAGATGCAATATGATTTTTTAATAAATAGTGTGAAACCAAGGAAGCGTTTTTCTCCTTGGACTAGGAAAGATTCTATTGATTATCTTGACGTAGTTAAAGAGTATTATGGTTATAATGATGATAAGGCTCTCCAAGCACTAAGGATTCTCACCAAGGATCAACTAGATAAAATTACATATCTATTGAGAAAAGGTGGTAACAATGGCAAGCGAAGTTGAAATCCAGTGGAAACAATCAGACATGGTTGAGGTCACATTGGGTGAACCAGATGATTTTCTCAAAGTGAGAGAGACACTAACACGTATTGGTGTAGCTTCTAGGAAAGAGAAGAAGATATATCAATCATGTCATATCCTTCATAAGCAAGGTAAGTATTACATAGTTCATTTTAAAGAACTGTTTGCCCTTGATGGTAAGCAAACTAATTTTTCAAGCAATGATCTCCAAAGAAGGAATAGGATAGCAAAACTCCTATCTGATTGGGGGTTGATTGGTATAGTTAATGAGACTCAAGTAGAAGATCTTGCTCCTTTGAATCAAATCAAAGTGTTAAGTTTCAAGGATAAAAGTGAATGGACGTTAGAATCCAAGTATAATATTGGAAGAAAGAAGCAGGAAACCGAATAATTTCTTTCGGTTTACCGCTTGACAATTTAGTCCACCACTGCTTAAATAGTAGTGTGATGCCTTCGGGGTCACATAAACTAACAGTCGCTTTTAGGAGGACACAATGGTAACATTTAATTGGGATACCTATACCCCATACATGCTAGGATTTGAAAATGACATCAAAAGACTCACCAGACTTGAAGCTCTTGCTGGAGGTGGAACAAGTTATCCACCTTACAACATTATTTCTGGACCAGATAACAGAACCACTCTGGAAGTCGCTCTTGCTGGATTTTCAAGATCAGATATTGAAGTCGCAACAGAGGAGAACCTCTTAACAGTATCAGCATACCCAGAGGCAGAGGAAGAAAAAGAATATGCTCACAAAGGAATCGCTTCTAGATCCTTTGCAAAGACATGGCAACTGGGTGATGATATAGAAGTTAAGTCTGTGGATTACAAAGATGGTCTACTCACAGTGGTACTAGAGAAGTTCGTACCAGAGGAGAAGCAGAAGAAGATCTGGTTCTCAGAGAAGAAGGACGTTTTAGAACCTTCTAAATAAAATATCAAGGGGTGCTTGACACCCCTTTTTTTATCTGCTATACTACTAGAAAAGAGATTTAAATAATGACAGAGACACCCACTACTGAGGCTCCAGTTCAGATTGAGCATAATGTTCGTGTAGTCCATGTGGTTACAGGAGAACATATTATTTGTAATTTTGGACAGATAAGAGAAGAGGTTGATGGTGAGCAAAAGTTTGTTGCTTATCAACTTCTATATCCCTTGACTCTTACTTTGTCTGAAGGTGAAGATGAAACATTTAATGTATCATATCGTAGATGGAATCCTTATACACCTTATGAGGATCATAGAATAAATCCTACATCTGTTATTGCAGCAATGCCACCAGCAGATGATATTCTTAAGAACTATGTTCTTAAATTAAAAGACGCAAGGATTGATTTATCATTCTTACCAAATAACGGAAACGATATACTAGGAATTACAGATGGACAGCAAGAACCTACAGGTGCTACTACTAAAGGACCAGTGGCTACTGGCGAAGGTGGAGGAGATTGAAGGAGTAGAGTTTGGTGATCCAGATTGTATTCTCATAGAACCGTTGGCAATCAATGGAACAACTGTTACAGATTGGATACCATTTGCTGACACTAAGGAGATAGTTATCAGATCTTCTGATATAATAACCTTTATGGAACCTGGTAAGGATCTCCTTGCCAGTTACTATAGTTACAAACCAATTGAGCCTGAGATTCTGACTGAATGAAGTTCTATACTAATGTTGAACAGGTAGCAAACCGCCTTTTAGTACGTGGGTACGAG